CTGGTTTTACAAATCAAATATTCTATTTGATAACAAGTATAATAATTGCTTATACAAAAGGACATAAGGTTATAGTTGTAGATGGGTTTTTAAATGATATATCAAAGACAACTTATACTCCAATATCACAAATATTAAATATTAGTGAGGTAAATACTTTTTTAAAAAAAACTTATGATATTATAATTATTGATAAACATGATATAAAATTTGAATTAACTAATGTTAAATATGGAACAAAAACAAATAATATAGATTTGACTGCATCTATTATAGAAAAATTCTGTAAAGACAATACATTATATATAAATAAAAATACAAAATTTAACGATATACAAGGAGATCCTTGTTTTGGAATATTAAAACGACTATTTCTGACATACAAAATAAATGAGTATATTATAGAAGAAATATACGACGAACATTTATTAGAGGATATTAATATAGATTTTCTAAATTCGCATTATATATTCACTCCAGGATGGATAAATACTCATAATATTAGCATGTTTGAAAGAATATTAGGCAATATTCATTACACAAATGATTTTCTAGACAAATCCAGTTTGATATTAAAAGACATAAAGATAAATAATAGAATAAATGTCTTACATTTAAGGCTGGAAGATGATGCAATAAAGCATTGGTCTAATATGAATGGTATGTCAGAACATAATTATAAAGAATATATTGAGAACAAATACATTGGATTAATTAAAAAATATATATCTAAAACAGATGAAAATATAATATTATCTAACTCTTTATCTAATCGTGTTATTGATTTTTTGAAAGACAATAATTATGTTTTTAAATTTAGTCATAAATTTTTTGAGGATAGAGAAAAAAATGCAATAGTAGATTTATTAATATCTAAATATTGCAACAATATTTTTATTGGAAATTTTAATGTCATAAATTTAAATGGCTCAACGTTTAGTTATTATATTGGAAAACTCATTAAAAATAACAGACAGGTATATATTGATTTGGACCATATTTATAATGATGAATCTGTAATTGATACATCTGTAGCTATTAAACAAACTAAAAAAAATTATATTTATATTCACGTTTGTTGTATTAATAATTGGAAAGAAGTATTTATTAATCTGATACTGGATATTAAAAAGAGTGGATTATATCATAAAATTCACGAAATTAGATGCAATGTTTTAACTGAAAGTAATGATAATCTTTCTTTTTTTAATGATGAAAAAATTAAAATTATAGGCACGTCTAGTAATCTAGATTCATTTGAAACAACTACACTAAATTTATTGCATTATCACTCATTTCTAGAAGATTTTAATGTATTATATCTTCATACAAAAGGCATTAAGCATGATAAGACGGAAATTAGTAATAATATAAAAGACTGGGTTAAATATCTAAGTTATTTTAACATTTATAAGCACGACATATGTATAAATCAATTGAATTTTTTTGACGCAGTTGGCGTTAATTTAGTAACTAATCCAACTCCAGGTGGTGAACATTTCTTACATTATTCTGGAAATTTTTGGTGGTCTCATTCACAATATATCAAAAAACTCGGAACACTCGTTTATACGCATTATAACGCACCAGAAGTTTGGCTTACTGAAACTAAGATAGGTAATTATTTGTCTTTATGGAATTCGAATACAAATCACTATTATACAAGATATACAGAAGATGCGTATGCTGACAAAAATATAGATATAGAAAAAGCATATAAATTTTTCTCATCTACCCAATAAAAATAATAAAATACTATAAAATTTATATAAACATAAATTTTATATAATACATACATAATATGGACGCACAGCCTATAAACTCATTGCTTCTCATTATGAATTGTGTAAAATACGAATACAAGGCGGCAAAACAACGCGAATCTTGGTTGAAGGGTCTGCAGATTCCCTATTATCACGTCCTAGGGAATCCTGAGTTGGAGGCAAACTATCAATTTAATGACCAAGAGAGAATACTATGGGTGAAAACACCGGATGATTATAATTCCTTGCCCAAAAAGGTCCTATCCGCATATGCAGCCGTTCAGCAGTCTTTTCCAGCGATACAATATATATTCAAAACTGACGACGACCAAATGTTGCAATCGAATAACCCAAACAAATTTTTTGATAACATAAACAAAATGTTGGAAAGGAGAATGGAAACTGCCAAGATACATTATGCTGGAAACATAGTAGATGTGCCCAAAGCATATCTAAGCCAGTATTACCGAATTCACCCGGAATTGCCCAAGGAGTTGCCAGTCTATGTTACAAAATATTGTTCGGGTAGATTTTATATTCTCTCGATGGAGGCGATTGCATATCTTATATCTAAGAGAGAATTAATTTTTCAGGAATACCTAGAGGATTATGCAATGGGTATGCATCTTCACAATAAATACAAGAATCCGATGCTGCATCTAGATACTGACATTTTTTTCAAAGATATGGGGGTTGATGCGGAAACATCAACGAGCTCATAACTTCTTGGACGACTCTTCTAGACGTTTCATATATGCTGCAATGAGCTCTTTTTTATCCAAGTCGGTCATTGCCTTCACAAAATTGGTTACTCTTTTTTCAATATCACTATACCCTTCTCTTTGCACAACGGTGAGCGGTGTAAGCAAATACCAATTATCTCGTTGTTGCAAAGAAAACCAATATCTATCAATCGCATAGTTTATATGATTGGCAGGCTCTCTCAATAAGTTTACTATACTATTTTTAATGTTTTGAATCAACATATCATAATAATGGCCATTTACAAGATAACCTGTAGTGGTCTGGCAACGAGCAACCTTTATACACTCATCACCATCGCGAGTATATGGTGGCATATTATTACCAGCTAAAAGCACAACATCCCAATTATTATGTTTAGAGAGAAACCTATTCAGTTGGTTAATAAAAAGACCAGGATTTAAAAATTCAATATCATCTTCGCAAATCAATACGTGGTCCCATTTCTGTTCCTTTGCGATACTTAGACACTTTAAATGGCTCATACTACACCCAACGCGACCATCATCAAGTTTCACCGCATTAAAACGTTGCACACATGTAAGGCCGACATTAGAAAGCTGCTCCTCAACTTGTGCCTTTCTATCGGTGCGCGACTCAAGATTAATATAAAATCCATGTTTAATGTCTGTAATGCTCTTCATAATATAAGACGTGGCATGTTTTTATATTTGTATAAAAACGATATATTTTCTCTCTTGAGAACATATATCAACCTGGTTATGGAGATTCACAAACAAATAAAGAATATTGAACTATGTCATGTTGAGAAGGATTACGCTGAGTTGGAAAAGATGGGGTCGGACCTAAAAAAAGGCACTGCCAAGGTTTCGGATAGATGTCGTGTCGGCAATAATATAGTCGACTATTTTACGTTTGAAGAACGTCTACGAACCAAAGGCAAATACGACATTAATTTCTATGAATTTGTGGAACGCATTGACGAGTTTAGTAAAAAAAAATTTATTCAAAATATGCTAATCTATTATGAAAATGTCAAAAATAAAAACAAGACGAAGAATCGTTCCATCGTCTTGAAAGAAGTGTACAATATTTGTATAAGTGCCATTAATATTTTTCGACCACTCGTCGCCATGGAAATTTATACAAAATATAATCCGAGTTGCGTGCTTGATCCGTGTGCGGGATGGGGCGGACGCGGGTTAGGCGCCGCGGTGCTAAATGTGCCCCGATATATCGGCGTGGAAATCAATCATGGATTGCAGGAAGGATATGCGCAAATGGTAGATTTTTTGTCGGCGCGATCCGGGACCCAGATTGATATGCGTTTTCAAGACGCTCTCTCTATTGATTACTCTACGATACCGCCCTATGACATGGTTTTTACGAGCCCACCTTATTATTTTTTAGAAAAATATCCAAACAACAAGGCGTATAAAAATAAGGAAGCCATGAACGAAGAATTTTATATACCTTTGTTCAAGAAAACGTACGAACATTTACAACCAAATGGCACATTTGTCTTGAATGTAAACAAAGAGATTTATGAGGCGGTATGTGTGCCCTTGTTTGGTGAAGCATTAGAAATTCTGCCGTTGAAAAAAAGTAAACGGCAGAATGAATATGGAGAGAACATATATGTTTGGAGACGAATTGGATAGTTCTAATGAGACAAACAGATGTTTTTACTTATTCAACCTGAACCCGTTGAATATAAACGTACCATAAGTAGGAATTCCTTGTTTTCCAATGTGATTTGTCGTAAACGTATTTCCTTGTGATGCGGGCCATTGTGGTTTAACAGGAGGATTAAGGTCAATACTTCCTCCTTGAGAGGTTGATATGAAAACTCCCATAGGAGTGGGTCCACTATGCATTATATATTACTATTAGATAATAAAAATAATAAAAATATTATTTTTATTTTCATTATATATGTCCCAATTAGCAAAATTTTATAACAAAATATTTGATTATAGTTTAAAAAGGGGAACACACATCAAATTCGTCGACATGATAAGGTATAGGCACGTAAATTCAAACAATATTATACCAATAATGACGAAGCATATTTATAATGAAATACCTATCAGACTGGCTAAAAGAGTTACCGACCTGAATAGCTTACCCTTTGGTTTATCAAAAAATCACTCTATTAATAGAATCCGTGAATGGTATTTATTATCATTTGAAGAATTAACGCAGGTTAAAGAACCGCGCTCCAATTCAGATATTATTGACTTTAAAAATAAAATTTCCACTATATATGATCGCCATTCCACCACATTATCTACCATTTCAAAAGGTTTATACGAATTACAATTAGAAAATAAAATAAATGACCTTGAAGCGCCTCTAATTCAACTATTTTTAAATAAATTTCATAAAAATAGAACCGAAATACGTATATTGTTAGAACAATATTTATCTTTTTTTGAAAAACCCAAAGGACCAAATTATTATGGAATTATTAATTTAGAATCAAACGTAGAGACTATATTGTACAATACCATTAATAATATTCAATTAATATGCGATTCAAACGGAATAGATCTGCATTTAAATAGCATTATAACATTAAATATACATAACAAAGTAGTCATTCCAACCATAGACCATTATATGTATTATATTTTATTCGAAATACTTAAAAATAGTGTGGAAGCCGTAAGGCATAAATCAAATCCATTGATCAATGTAACTATTAAAGAAATTGACGAAGACTGGATTTTAATAAAAATACAAGATAATGGAAGCGGTATTCATGAGAAGGATATGGATAAAATATGGTATTATAGTTATACAACACATCCAATTAACACCTCCGAAATAGTTGAACAAACTGATTTTAGTATCAAATCTCCCTTGTCAGGATTTGGATACGGATTACCTATATCAGAAATCTACATAAATTTTTTTAATTCATCCACACATAATATTAAAATTGATAGTAATAATAAAAGAACTAATGTATATATATATTTAAGAAACATACGACTGACATGTGTTTAACTATTATTCTTGCGGCGGGTTTAAAATTAAACCATAGAACAAAATTGCCAAGTGTGCTTGATAACGTAAATGGAAAACCTTGGTTATATTATCATATTAAACAGGCATTAACTATCAAGTCAACGCATATCCTGATAGTCGTTGGGAAATACAGAAATCTGATTGAACCAATAATTGAACCATATTTTCTAGGCATGCGTCAAATATATTATATAGATCAAATGGAAGATTGTATTCATAATACGATAAAAACCCGTGGTACAGCCGACGCAATTAAATGCTGTTTGCCGTTTTTATTAAGTAATCGTATTCTATTTGAAACCAACGTGCTAATTATACATGGAAATGGGTCATTGTTAAGTATCAATACTATAAAAAGACTGCTTTGTACGGCCAATAGTATTTTAGTAGCTGAAGTCGAAGACCCGAGTGGTTATGGCAGGATTATAATGAACGCTGATAATACGATTGCAAAGATAGTAGAGGACAAAGAGTGCACACCACAAGAAGGTTCTATTAAATTAATCAATTATGGTGCGTATAATATTCATTTGGGTGTCCTAAACAAATTTATACCTGACATAACAAATAGAAATAAACGCAAGGAATACTATTTGCCAGATATTGTGGAAATTGCGAGCAACCATTTTGTAAAGATGTCGCCTTGTGAAATCCCGCAAAAAAAACCATCTGCAACTAATAGTTGAGTAAATGGATTCAATTGAAACGAAGAATGGTTCAATTGAGTCGGTCTAATATTAAACAATAATTATCTTCTAGCTACTCCAAGATGTGTATTGGTACTTTGAAAATGTACTCCACCACCCTTTGCACGAATCTTGTTGGTATAGTTTTGCGAAAAAATATTAACTTGAGGTGGTTGGCGCAAAAATACTTGCTGAGGTGGTGGAGTGCGTGGCGGCGGTTGTTGTTGTTGTTGTTGTTGACGGCGAATAGTGGCATCTTTTTTATCTTGTATAGTTGGATAATAAGGTATATTGGCCCAATCTTCAGTTGTTGTATTTACATGGTTTGTTCTTCTTTTAGGCTCTGGATTTGTAATTTTCGCAATAGGTTCCCGCAAATCAAACGTGTAATATTCATCATCTTCAAAACGGGTTTCAGATAAAAATGAGGTAATATTAATATAGCCATAATTGTCAGGCATACCTTGGTATAAGTTATCCTTTTCGTTCGACGATGTGCGCTCAATAGTATACTCTAGCTTATGAATTGACCTCAACCCAGTGTGTCCCGTATCTGAATGTAATTTGTGTGGGTCTTTTTTATTGATGATTCGGTCCATTCCATCAAATAATTGCAAAATTTCGGGACTACCAATCTTATAAAAATGACTACGATCAATTACAAAATTTGCATTTAAGCATCTTTTTTGAAGACATGAATCCTCAAATCCCCATGACCAAAAATTAGGATATCCGTTTATTAGCTCAAAATCCTCGCCTTTCATAACAACTATTCCACCTAGAGAATGATCAAAGCCATAATAATGCTTTACTATTCCTTGAGTAGTTTCATACTCAAAAATACGATTAAATGGGATAGTGTCTAAATCATTGAATATAAATGTGATATTTTTATAATCATTGGGATATTTCTGCTTCATGGCTAGAAATCCAATGTTTTTGACCCCACCACGATTAAAGCTTCGTTCATCGGATTGGTGAGAAAAATATACTTCGTAATCCGTCATGTATTCCAGTAAAAACTCCATATATTTACAAAAAAAGAACTTTTGTTCTGGCCGATTACGATATGGAACTATAAATATACGTTTGGGAATAGACGTCATGAAATACCCGATTATTTTAATAACAGATATTTAACGGACCAACTTACTAAGAAACAAACTAAGCTGCTGCGTATTTTTTCAATATGACGGCAGGAACTAGATCTTCCTTCATTTTTTCCAACTTTTTGAAGCACTTGTTGATGGTTACCTCACTGGTTTCGCTTACATTTTTTATCTCCAATTTAGTAATATTTAGCTTGCATATTTGCGCAATAAAGTAGACTACTCCCGCAGCAATGGAATGCGGTGTATTCTCAGGCATTAAATTTTGTTTTTCTATTTTCATGGAGATGAATGTGCATAATTTAGTCAATTCATTGTTAATATTTAGTTTGCTACAAAATCGCTCTATAAATGCTTCTGGTTTGGTGCGCCCAAAACTCGTCTTTTCTTCGGCGTCCATATCTTTTTCAATGTCATTAATAATCGTCTGGGCATTTTTACAACCCTTTGTAGCACTGGTAACATCCAAGTGAAACATGATGGCAATCTCCTTGGCAGTTCGCGGGAAGTTATTTACCCTACATGCAATGTAAATGGAGGACGCCAATATACCATCGCGATTATCCCCGCGAAATGTCAGCTTATATTCCGATATTTTTTTGTGATATCGCATAGCATCATCAATAATCATCTTAGGCATGCCTGCGTTTTGAGCCATGTTTGTAATGATTTGGAACTCGTCATATTGTGATTTTTCTTTGTATGGCATCGATTGCCACTCGTTATAACGGCGTATTTTGCGCATTTCATAACTGGATGCGCCTTGGCACAAGACTTTGCATCCAAAGGAAGATTCACGCAATAACGGATTAATTGGCATGCCACATCTGGTAGGGTCGCTGTGCTGATTATCGTCTGCCCCATAAAAGCGCCATTCTGCGCCCTGGTCTACCAAATCTTTATAAATAATCCCACATTTACGATTGATACACGTCAAGAAGCCTTCGTCGGAAAAGGCCAAACTTGCATTACATCGGTCGCAATTCTCTCTGTCGCCACATTCTCTATAAATACATTCAAGTGGCGCATTTTTAATCGGATTGGATACTTCGGTTTCAAATATATTCCATAATTCTGTTTTATCGGCTAATGATTGTTTTGGTTTTTTACTACGTTCTGTCATTCTCTTGTATTAAACAATATAATTATAAAGAATTTCAATTTTATTAAAAATGCTAACGTAGAAATGATAATTATATGATTTTTCTAAATATTTCTTCTAAATTATACCATTGGACAACGATAAATTCAACATATATGATATAATTCATACTAAAAATGTAATAGAATATAACATGCACGTATTTGTTCGGTCGCATATTTTATTATCTAATTATAAATCAAATGGGAAACACAACAAGTGAACCAAAATCAAATTTATCACAAAGCAAATCCTTTGGTCATATTATTGATTATATAGCTAGTCAGTATATTTTAACGGCTGATTTCAAAAGCTTGACTAAACTATATAACGAGGAATACTGCAACAATTTGGTTGTTTTAACTGCAGATATAATCGATAAAAATTTCAATGATTTAGAAATTACCTATTTAGCACAAAGGACAAAAGATAAGGCAGTTGTTGATATTGAAAACAAGGAGCGAGTTACGTTTTTTGATAAATCTGACCTAAATAACCTTGACGTTGGCACAAGGCTGAAAAAGAAGCGAATATGTCGCGGTATTGCTAAATTCTATGTGAAAATTGCACACATATTTGCAGCAATAGTAATGACGATTAACCCTGTATATAGGTACAAGGACGCCGATGGGAATATAGTGAAACGCCCCTTGTCCGAAAAGGATCAAATCCCCGTAAATGCAAAAGATAGGACTCTTAGCAAATTAGGTCTTTGTTATGAACGCATAGAGGCGTTGAAATATGGTGAAGATTACGAGCATATCGCAGCAGATGGGGTAATTAATGTGCATCCAAAAATATGCAAAATGAATAATGACAAAAAAACACTTCAAGATGAACCTGGAATTCCTGAGCTATATACATTGTACTTGGACAAGTATGATTATAAAACAGGACACTTCACAGATATGCAAGACAGCACAAAAAGGCAATATGAACAAGATTTGAATACCTTTTACAAGGCATTTACTGGTAAAGACCCTAATCCTGCAACACCTATTCGGCGTTTTAGTGATATTAAACTAAAGGACTATCAACAAAACCCGAAATGCCAGGGTTCAAATGCTCCTTTTAAAAGGGGAATTAACGGCTCTTTAAAGGATCAATTATTCCAGGAATATGCGCTTACTCTACAAAGAATGGTGCAAAAATCTAACATAGTTCAGGCTGAATTATTAAATACAATTAATGACCTGTTTATATATGATATTGACCCAAAAACAGAGCGAAAGTTGGTTCGTATTAACCCGTCTTTAACCGAAGAAAAACTTCAAGCATTAGTTGTTCGCACACGCAAAACGATTATTGATTACTATGTAACTTGTGAAACGGATTTTACCAAGGGGGTAAAGTTGTATGAAACAATAGTAGAAACGCAAATTGGAATTACTACTGGGTCTCAACTAACTTCGCTGGAGAACACCAAGAGAGAACTTATTCACAGCACGAACCCTTCTCCAACTACTTCTTAATTAGTAAAGCATAAAATGTATAAAAT